TTTGGCGGCTCACTTTGGCACGGTTTTTGCTAAGGCACAGATTTAACAAACGATAACAGACTTTGGCACGGTTTTTGTTATGCGTGTGCGCCCGTGAAACATACCTAAACAAAACGGGGCTTGATATTTTGGAAAAGCACGAAAACAAGTAACAAGAAAGGCACAAAGAAAAGGCGGTAACAATCAAGTTGCCGCCTTTCTTTTTGTCCTGCCTTTCAGTTACTCAATATAAACGCCGTCAGACAAAGCCGTGTATATCATTTCTTGTTCCTCTGTCAGCATTTCGGCGGTGTGTATGGGTGTAACATCATCGAACACATTAAACCCTCTGAAATCGCCTAAAATGCCCGTTTGTCGGTCGTTATTTCTCCCGTTGCTTGCGCTTTCGTACCACTTGCAGTAAATGTAAGGTTCTAAACCGTAATATAACATTTCGTTCCAATCATCGCCGCCAACGGTTTTAACTTGCGTGCTTGGTGAAAGGTATATTATTTCGCTGCTTGGTTCGGTTTCCTCAACTTGAAACACAACGCCGTTGCAGGACAAAAGCGCAACCCCGTTGCCCGTTACCACGTTTATAACGTACTGCAAACCTATCGTTTTGCCTGCATAATCGGTATTGAGTGTAACAAAGCCTGCAAACGGCAAAAAGATTTGTATTTCGCTTTCGTAGTCGGTGTTGTCCTCATTGTGCGCTGGTACTACCGCCGTGCCGAAATCAAGCGTGATTTTGTCTTGCGCTGGCTGGTGGCAAGATACGCCCGTGTTGTAGTTGCCGCATCGTATTACATCAGTGCTAAACGGTGTTATATCCGTGTAAATTCTTTTGATACGGTTAACATACTCGCCCAAATCCACATTTTCGCCGCCGTCCGTGAAATAACGCTTTGCGGCAAATTCTTTCAGATTATCAAGCGTTACAAGATACACGTTAATAGAACCGTATTGTTTGCCCACTACCTCAACGGGGAAACACTCACCCACTATATTAACCCGACTATAATCGCCGCTATTTGCAAGTTGGTACGAAATTGTCGCCTTTTTCTTGTCGCCCGAAATCGTAAACGGTGTTTTAGTTTCCCGTCCGCCTATTCGTGTCCTTACGCTTAAATAGGTCGTTTCGTCCGTGTGAAATTCGGTGTTTGGGTTCGCATCAAGTTCAACCGTTATAAGGCTGTCAAAATCCACATAATCGGGCAACGGTTCTTTGCTCGTGCAATTCGTGAGCGACTTTCTAAGCGGCAAAGTCCGTATATATGTACCCGTAACCGTAACCGAATAATCGCCGCCCAAATCAGTAATAACGGCAGTTGCCGTCACTCGTGTTGACGTGCTTCGTACCTGCATATCTTGCGTTATCGGCTCGCCGCCCGTGTTGGTGTAATGCACTTGCGGTTTATCAAGTCTTGCGCTAATATAAGACGGTGTTTTTACGGTTATGGTGAGCGTTTCGCCGTCCCACTCGTGGCTTTCCTTTGTCCCCTCTATGTTGTTAGTAACCGTGGGCGTAACGGGTTCGGGTATCGCCACTACCTCGCCACTAATAACAACGGGTGTGTTAACATCTAAATCGGTTATTTGTATGGTAGCCGTGTTCCCGTAAACGGTCAACGGTGTTTCTGTCCCCGTTCCTGCGCTTGTATTGTAGCTTGCTTTCGCATCTTGGAACGTGTAACCCTCGCTTGCCGTTACGGTTATGGATAGCGTGCCGTCTTGGTATGTATGTTGTTCGGTGCTGTCGGTTATGTTGTTTGTTACGGTCGGTTCGGTCGGTTCGGGTGTTACTTCTTTACGGGTTGCGTTAAAAGTAATCGTATCGTTTTTACGTGGAACATTTGTACCAACATTAACCCCGTATGCCTTTGTATATGGGCTTTCGGGTATCAAACCGTCATACTGTTCCATACGTTCAAACCCAATCGTTCCGGGTATTTGTGCCCACATATAACCGTGAGGATATTGTGCGGTGGCTTCTGAATATGGCGTTAATTCATAATCGGGGCTTATATATAGAAAAAATATCGTGTCCCCGTTATCGTCAACGCCGTATTTTAGGGCATACTCTCTGTTAAACCCCGTAAGGTATGGGTAAACGCTTGTAAAATCGCTTCTTGTATCATTCAGTGTCATTGTCGTTACCTTTTAATGTTACCATAATAATGCCGCCCGTTTCATTGAGTAAGCCCGTATTTGCAAACGGCACTTTCTCAAAATTCGGGGTGCGCTTGTAAACCGTTTCACGGTTGGAAATATACGGGTCGGGGTTGTCGCTTTCAGATACACGCCCCGTTGCCGCCAAAATTTCGGTTTCGTAGGTTTTAAGCACGTCCACACGCAAACTTAACTCGTAGGCGTTGTTTCCCTCAAAACTTACCCTTTCCACGAAATAATAACGCCCCAAATCGGCTATGTAACAATAATTGAAAGTCGGTCGGGGCTGCTTTCGTAGTGTTACGGTCGGGTGCAACACATCGAAAGTTTGCCGCAAATCGCCCTCAATCGCCGTAAACTCGCCCAACTGCTTGTTTACCGTGTTCGGGTGTCCGTTGTATGAATAAAAGTTTATCGTTGTCATATCGGAAAGAAAAAAGGCGGTGCGGTGCGCTTTCACCTGCACCCACACCGCCAAAGTTAAACAATCTAATACCTATTGAGTTACTCAATAAAGAATACTACAAAGTTTTCGTTTGTATCGTTGAAATACCCTGCATCAAACTTGTAATAGTTGTTGAAAAACTCTGCCTTTGCGTTGTAGTTCGTTGTTACTCGTCTGTCAAGATTGCAGACGCCCAAAGCGTCACGGTCGAACATTACACCCAGCACACCGGTAATTTCAACATCTTTTCCGCTGGTTTCCTTTACCTTGATATGCCCCGTGCTGGCAAAGTCGTAGTTCTTTCCGCTTCCCTGCCAAAAAGGTACGGTTTCAGCTTGCGGCAAAAGCACATCGCCACGGTTGAACGTGTCGGAATAAAGATATGTTTGCGCTGCCTTTGCAAAGTCGGACAAAAGTACAACGTGTAACATATCTTTCGGGGTAAACCGTTCCTTGCCGCCAACATTGAACACGGTCGAAATGCTTTGCAGGCGGTCGGCATACGTTCCCATTACGTAAGACGCAAAGCGGATAAAATCGGGGTCGGTTATCGCCTTTGCCGCTGTCAGTGCGTTAGGGTTCGGGGTAGGTTTGGGGCTGCCCGGCGTTGCAGGGAAATACTTATCGTTGTACAACTTCAAAAGGTTTACACAACGTGCCGTGCTTGCGCTGGAAAGGTCTGCCCCTGTCATAGCACCTGCCGCCGTTGCTCCAAATGCTTGCGCATCAGCTAACACGGTTTCCGCAATCATGTTGTTAATTGTACGCATAATCAAAGCGTCTGCCTTGATAGTCATCGACTTTTCAACAGCTGCATAAATCATCGAAATAAAGCCGTTGAGTTGTGCGGCGTTGCTGAAACTTTCCTTAACCTGCCTTTCGGTGATTGATACCGGCACTTCAAACGTAACCTTTGAGTTGAAAAACTTTGCGGTAACGGTCGGTTTGTGGAACACATCTTGCTTGTATTCTGTTCCGTCCTCCAAATCCCACGTGTCGTTTTCCTCTGCTTCGGGAACATCTGCACTTATTTTCTCCAATACGCTGCCAAACTCCCACGCATCCATAAGTACGGACGGCACTTTGCCCGCATAAGGTCGGTTTACGAAAATCACCTTGCCGATATGGTTTACAAGTGATTTTACGTAATTATCCACGGCATTTTGATTGAACACTTCTTTGCCCAAATCCACAATGCCCGTCAAGTCATCGGAAACAATGTCAGTCTTTCCCAGCACTTCACTTGAAACGCTGTTAATAATCTGGTAAATCTGTTTTACGTTCATATTGCTAAAATTAAAATTAGTTATTCGTAAATACTCGTTGTTATCTCTCTTACAAGTACAAAGATAATGTTTTTTCTCCAATTATCACGCCTTAACTGCAATTCTTTTGCAATTTCGGTTGAAATTGATTTGCTTGCGCCCGTTCCTTTGCTCGTTTCGGTCGTTTTGCGGCTCTCTGTGCGGTTTCTCTCATCGTTTGCGGTCTTTCGGTCGCTGTCTGAAAAATCGGTGTCATTGAAAGCCTTGTTTGCGCCCGTTTCGGTGTTGTCGGTGCTTTCCTGCAAAGTTACGGTTTCCGTCCGTTCAACGCTGCCCGTTACGGGTGTCAGTACATCGTAATCGGCTAACATCGCCGCCGCTTCACGTTCCCAGCCTTGCACGTGAAGCGCAATCACCGCCGAAACAACATCGCTTGCGTTGTCGCTGGTTATGCTGCTTACAACGGTCTTGCCGCCGTACATCAGTAAGGCGTAAGCGTCTAACTTGGTCGGGTCGGTATCGCCGAAAATAGCGGCGTACTCTGTCGGGTATTCGGTCTTGAAAACCGTTGCAAATATCCCGTTACCCTTTGTAAATAGTTCGCTGTATTTCATTGCTTATCGTCTTTTGTTTCTGTTTCCTCTGTTTCCTCTGTTTCGGTGTCGTTCCCGTCTGTTTCCGTTTCCGTTTCTTTCGTTTCCTCTGTTTCCTCTGTTTCCGTGTCGTTTCCGTCTGTTTCCGTGTCGTTTCCGTCTGTTTCTTCGGTTTCCTCTGTTTCGGTCGTTTCCGTGTCGTTTCCGTCTGTTTCGGTTGTTTCCTCTGTCGGGTCGGGTTCGTCTGTCGGGTCGGGGTTTTCCCTTGCCGTTTCCAAATCAGCCGCCAAAGCGTTGTAATTTTCCCTTTCAAGTCCCCAACTGCTTGCAAGACGTACCGAAATATCCGTGCCAAACATAGCATTAATTTTCTCAACTGCATTTTGTCTTTCTTTTAGCATATTATCCACATACGGCAAAAGTACGTCCACATTCATACTTACCTCGCCCAAATTCAGCCTTTCACGCTTCATATTATAATTTGCGTTTAGCCCCAATTCGTTGTACATACTCGCTTTGTAGTATTGTATCAGTTCAATAAGTTGTGTAATGTACACGCTGTTTGTGGTCGGGGCTGTCTGCATATTTACGCCCTTGAAAAAAGCGTTTTCCCCGATAATTGAAAACTCGCCGTCTTGTATCTTGCGCAAAAACTCATCGGCACTTTGTTTTGTCTTGTCATCGCTGGCACTTATCAGCATTGTAATACGGGTTAAAATGCTGGCGGTGTTCAACGAAATAAGCCCGTCAGTATGCAAGACGGCATAACGCCCGATAAGCGGCAAAAGGCTTTCGCCGTTGCTGTCATTCTCAATCAAAACCCCGTCTTTCTGTATATCGTAGGTTTTGTTTAGCTTTAATGCAGGGTTCGCCACGGTGTAAAGCGTTGCCCGTCCGTAAACATCGGGTTCGCCGCCTTTGCCGCCCGAAAGCGCATACAAAACCCCGTCCACGCTGGTAACAAAGGCGTTGCCCGTGGTCTGCAAAAGTCGCTCCAATTCCTTTTGCGGTATGCTGTCGGGCAAACCCTCATACTCAAACATACTTTGAGTTTTCGCCAACGTGTTCGCAATAAATTCGGTTACGGCGGTGTCTTTGTCCCGTATTTGTTGCTGGTACAACTTGTAAATGTTATCTTTCTTTCTCATCTGTCAAAACTTTAATAAGCGTTGTTAATTCGGCTAACACTTTCGTATTTTCCGCAATCGTATCTTTTAGGTGTTCCGTTTCTTCTTGGTGCGCCTGCCTTTGTTTCACCATATACCAAAACAATGCTCCACACATCACAATCGGAAAACCCAAACTTGAAATGATTTGAATAATAGTATTTGCGTCCATATCAATAAATTTTTAGTTCCTATTGCAAAGGTAGTTATTTATTTCGTAAAACGGTCGGTTTGGCACGAAATTTGCACCAAACCGCCGTTATTTTCATTTAAGCGAAACAATGTTTGTCTTTGCGCTCGTAATTAAATAATTGCGTACTATTTCGCCTATTTCGTTATCTTGGTAGAAAACTTTGTCTATTGCGAAAAACCGTGCGACTTGTTGTTCAACGTAACTTGCCGTGCTTAACAACTTGCGTTTGTAGTTCGGTTTGCCGTTCATTTCCAAAGAATAAATAAGGCTGTTTTCCTCATCTTTTATCGGGGTCGTCTTTGCGTGTATGTAGGTGAAACACTCGTTACCCACTTGGATAATGTTACCTTGCAAAACTACATCGTTAAACTTGATATAGTACACAAACAACACATCTTGCGGCTTGTACTTGCACGGCAAATGCGGATATACTGCAAGTTCCCACTTACCGCCCGTAATCATCTGCAAGTTTTGATTATCGAAACAAAAATACTTGTTGCTGGCTTTGTGTTGTACTATCGTGCTGCAATACTCAACCGCCACTATTGCGCCGTGTTCGCCAAAGCGGTATATATCTATCGTTCCCTGCTCCATAAACGGCACTTGCTTCAAACCCATTTCCGTAAAGTACGGGCAAAACTTGTTTACCGTGTTACCCAACATAAACACTTTTACATCGTTGCGCTGGCGTATTATCGTGCTTAACAAGTTCATAAACAACATAAACTCATCGGGCAAATAATACCGCCGTGTCAAAAACTCGTCAAATACTATCGTTGTAACATTCGGGTAACTGCTGCTTTTTTCGTGTTCCTGCTCTGAAAGGCAAAACCCGTAACAAAACGGGGTCGGGTCGGGTGTCCGCTTGTTTTTCTCTGCATCGTAGTAAGATAAAAACCATTTGTTCGACATATAGAACACTTCATTAAATTTGCCCTCTGTCAGTTCCTCAATAAGTCCGTTTGCCACGTGATTTGCAAACAGACTTTCGGCACGTTTGCCCCGTAAATCCTCACGCCAACGGCGTATATACGCCATTTGCTTGCCCGTCTTGATATAGTTTTCCAAACCATATTTTAAGGCTGCATAAGTCTTGCCGTTTGACCGTTCGCCAAATATAACATTATAGTCGGCGTTCTTGCTTAAAATCGCTTTCAAGTCGTAAAATTTCGGCTTGTCTGTCTTTGTCTTTCTTGTAGTCATACTCTTATTATTTTAGTCCTTAAATTTAATACCTCGCAAATAGTTTATATACATAACCGAAAGGGAAAGGCTGTATCCGGTCGGCTCTAAATGTACGCCCGTGCGTTCGTTGTAATGCGCCGTGCTGCCTTTGTAGTCGGTTATCTCGCCTTGTATCTCGTAGTCTATGTATGTGTGTATGTTTTTGCCCGTTGCTTGCGGCGGTATATCCAGATAATTAGTGAAAGCGTCAAAGATACCGTTTGCACCGTACTTTTCAATAAGATACGGTATCGCCGCCTTTTTGTTTACGCCCGAAACGGTTAAACTGAAATCGTATGCCCGTCCGTTTGCTTTTAGTGCGTTCGGTTCTTCCACCATATACCGTTTAGCTCCCAGCGTCTTAAAACGTGTATATGTACCCTCGAAATCCCAAACGCCCAAAGTCTTTGTTATGCCTTTTATCGTTTGCGGCTCGCAAAGCGAAAACGGCAAACCGTGGTGTTTGCAGGCGGCTCGCAATTTCATTTGCACCTGCATATTATAAGCCTTGAAATATGCTTCGTGCGCCTTGCCGTTCATTATTTTAATGCTGTCGGTGTCGCTGTATATGTAATCGTCTTTTGCTTCGTGTATGCCCGTGAAAAGGTTGCGCCGTGCGTATGCGGTTACGAAAATGCCCCACGGGTAAAACAAGAAACGGTTTTTGCTGGTGTTGTATTTGTATAAAAGTTCCTGCTTTTGTTCGGCTGTCATTGAGTTAATATCCCATTCGCCATTATAGGTAAACTCATCACGCAAAGGGTTGGTAACACTCATACCGTAACAACTGTTTAACATTTCCTTGCTGTTTAGATATTCCACTTCTTTGCCCTCAACGCCTTTTAATTTCGTCTTGCTTTCGTACAAATGCAGGATAGATTTTACAAACGGTGTCGGCAAATAGTCTTTCTTGTAACAATACATTTCGCCCACTCGCATACTTTCCCACGTGTAAAAGTTCTTGATTATATTAAAATCCACGTCCGTAATTGTCAGCGCAATTTTTGCCGCCGCCACAATACGCCCGTTATTCTCGCACGGGTTTTCTTTCACAAAACATTTGCTTGCGCTTATCGGGTTGTCTTGCGTTTCGCTGGCAAATATGTTGGTAAACTCAATATCGAACACGCAACAATACTTTGATATAAAAAACTCAAATTGCGCCATACTCTTAACCGTGATTGCAACGCCTTGCGACATCGGGTATTTTTCCGCTATCATTACATACGGGTAACTGCTTGTAAAGTCGTAACTATCCACGTTGTACATTATTTCGTCTGTATATTCGGCGTTGGCGTGTGTAAAACCGCCTGCAAACGCACGTTGCAGCATATTAAATTCATTCATACCCGTAATTTGTAGTTCCTGCATCAAGTTTACGTAATCCCAATTCGGCACGGTCTTTCCGGCATCGCTTTTTTCACGCAAACAATGCGCACGGCAATACTTGCGCACAAACCCCGTCTTTGTTATCGGTATGTGCGTTATCCCCTTGCTTTCCTCGATACGTTCTTGTATGTAGCACATCACGACTTTAATATCGTTTATGCAGTAATTTATTTCAGCATCGGTTAGCGGCGTTTCGCTGTGCCTTATTTGCTGGTAGTCCAAATCGCCAACGGCTTTTGCGCACTTGTATTTCATAAGTTGTTCGCCCAACTTTGCAAGCGAATAACCCGAAAGCAAGTAACTGCATCTAAACTCAATGTTACCCGTTGTTATTGCATAAATCGGTTTGCGTAAATCAATACTGAAAACCCGTTGCCACTCAAACCACTTGCGCAAAAACTGAAATTCGTATGAAAGGTTATGCACATACACAATAAGGCGTAATTTGTCATTCAGTTGCAAAACCTCGCTTACGGTCTGCATCATCGTAACAAATTCGCCCCACGTGCGCCCCATTATTGTATATCCGTTTATGCCAAACTGCCAAACGTACATTATTGCGGCTTTCTCTAATTTCGCCTTGCGCCCGTTGCTGTCCTGCATACGCTGCACTTGCTCGTATGTGTACGCCCGTCCGTCCGTATCACGGTAAAAACTTGTTGTTTCAATATCAAAGGCGCACGGGATATTGTAAAACCTTTCGCCCTTGCTGTTTCCGATAATGTTCTTTTCGTTTACGGCACGTTGCAAGACGCTTGTTATTTCGGTCGGGCTGTTTATTCTTTCTTGTAACTCAAAAGGTATTTTTTTCATAACCCGAATTTATTAAAACCTTGTAGTATTCGGTCTATATCATCATCTATTTTGTTTGCCGCTTCATTTGCGGCTCTCTCTATTTCGTCATCAATCGCCCTTGAAATGCTTTCGGCTTCGCTCTCTATTTGGGTGCTTATATCCCGTGCGCTTTGCTCCATTTCGCCCGTGAAATCCTTGTATCGCATCAAATAACGCTCCACAAAGTCGTTATCTGAAACGCTGTTTAACTTGCCTTGCAGGTTTCTCGCCATAAGGTTGTACTCATCGGGCGTTAAATCGTACACACGTTGCAGGTGTTGCCCGTACTGCCTTGCACCTTGCGCCGTGCTGGTGGGCTGGCGTAAAAACGAAATCGCCTTTCCGTACTCAACTTTTAAGGCGTTCCAATCGTGCTTCATTGAAAACTTTGTGTACCCCTCTATATCGCCCTTGTTCAACGCTTGCACGGCTGGCGAAAGTTGTCCGCTTGCTTCAATGTTTTGAATACGGCGGTTTGCCATTTGGAAAACACGTGCAATCTCTTTTCGCATTTCGGGGCTACTCTCAACGGCTTGCAAAATCTCTCTCTTTAATTTTAGCTTGCTTGTTTTCGCATATACGGACGGCGAAAAATTAACCTTGATTTTTACCATAACGCTGTTATATTAAATAGGGGTTACAAACATTGCAACCCCTACAAAGTTAAACATAACTTTTCAAACTCTTACAAGTCCACAAACGAAATAGAGTAACACTTCTTGCCGTGGCTCTCGTACTCGTAAATCGTGTACCCGACTTTGCCGTCTTTTATAGTTTGTACCGCCTCATCATCGGCAAGAATTTCACGTACCGTTTCGGCGGTGTGGCTTGGTAGGTTCACCAACCGTTTGTTTTCCTCGTCAATAATTACGGGGCTGTCACCTAATTGTGATTTGTGGACATAAAGCCCATTGATTTTGTGTACCACATCTTTGCCGCCCTCATTTTCAGAGTTGAAAATATCGGCTAACTTGGTGTACTGAAAATCGGTTGTGTCAATGCCAAACGTGGTCTTGTTAAATTTACTTGCAAAACTTTTCATTGTAGTAATTCTTTTAATTGTTAAACTTGGTGTTAATTGTTATTCGGCTGCCTGTCCTTGCAGTTCGCCGTCAAAAGGCAAGTTCGGTTCGGGGTTGGCTTGCGGCTTCAAGTCCATAAGCCACGCACGAAAGCGGTTAATTTTCATAACTGCACGCTGGTTGCGGCACACTTCATTACACGCCATAAGGCTACCCAAAGCCGACAAAGCGGCAAACGAAAATTCGTCAAATGCGTTTCTTTTTTCTTCCATTGTAGTAAACTTTTAATTGTTAAACATAGATTTTTTGAATTTCAACGCCCCGTTGTGCTTCACTACCGTTGTATCGGTTGTTACTATCGTTGCTTTGCCCCGTACCGTTACACCCTTTGAAACGCTACACCCCTGCAAGATTGCAGATAGAAACAACATCGCACCACATACGACAAAAATAGCTAAACACATTGCAACTTCTTTGATTGCTTCTTTCGGTTGCTCTTTGAAATGCTTTACTAACTCTTTCATATTTTCAAATGTTTAAGTAACACGTTGCAAAGATACAACTTTTTTCAAACATACAAGCATAAGCGCACAAATTATTTTCGTTTTAACTTTCTTAACTCTTGGTGTTGTGTTCCACGTGCAACATTTTATTTTGTGCATCGGTGTGGCAGTGTTCCACGTGAAACAATTTCACGGGCGCACACGCATAACAAAAACCGTGCCAAAGTCTGTTATCGTTTGTTAAATCTGTGCCTTAGCAAAAACCGTGCCAAAGTGAGCCGCCAAA